CTTCGCGCGGATACACCGACGCACCGTCAATAGTGCCGTGGAACATCTCCCTGTATTCGATCAGACGATGGCGCGTATCCATGAACAGCACTACGAACACCTCATGCTCGAAGCTGGCCAACTTTGTACGCAAGTATTCCTTGACCGCCGCCGGCGAAGTGAACTCTGCTCCGCGCCGCATTTTCCGGTCAATGACCTGGCGCGCAGCTTCCAGAATGTCGTCGGCCGATGCCGGTAGATAGCGCCCGTGCGCGTCGCGCACCAGCAGACAGGAATCGAACGAGGGAAAGGACAGTTGCGACATGATCGTGCTCCGGTTGCTCGGGCGGAATTGCCCGGAACCGGCGGCAGCACGGCGCAGCGCAAGCAGTCAGGGGTCGCAGACGGCCGCCAGGACGCAAGCGCGCATGGCGCGCGCCGCCCTTGACGGCGAGAACGCCGTGATACGGTGAAGGGAACAGCAAGACCGCCCACACCCGCCCACTGCACAGAGTCGATTTTTGGCAAGCGGAGCGCGCAGGCCCGGATCAACGAGCCGGGACGGAGGCGTCAGTGATGGAAGCCCGACAGGGGCGAGACTCGCGCAGCGAAGCTCGATGCGCAGCACGACAGCGCGACGGCGGCACGCCGGGACGCCCGACTGCTTGGGACAGGACTACTCGTTGTCCGTCTTGCGCTGCTCGATTTGCAACTGCGCCCGTTGCGTTGCCTGTTGCAGCCGCTCCACCAGCACGCCCCTCGGCGGCAAGGCGGTCAGATACTCGGCAACGTGGATGCCGGACTTGTCCAGCTCCAGCAATTCGATCTGCTCGCGCTTCTTGCCGGTGCAAAGGATGATCCCGAGCGGCGAGGCTTCCTCCGGCTCCCGTTCGTGCTTGTCTAGCCACCGAAGGTAAAGCTCCATCTGCCCTTTGTAGGCCGCCTTGAAGTCACCTACCTTCAACTCCACCGCAACCAGCCGCCGCAGCTTGCGGTTGTAGAACAGAAGGTCAAGGTGGAAATCCTCGTCGTCGATCGGAATGCGCTTCTGCCGGGCGACGAATGAGAAGCCCGCGCCCAGCTCCAGCAGGAAGGACTCCATTTCACGGATGATCGCCGCTTCCAAGTCGCCTTCCTGCCAAGTGTCCCGCAGGCCCAGGAAGTCGAGGATGTACGGGTCGCGCATGACCAGGGCCGGCGACATGCGCTGCGCATCGCGCAGGGTCGCCAACTCCTGCGCTATGGTTTCTTCCGGCTTTTGGGAAAGCGCCGTGCGCTCGTACAGCATCGAGTCGATACGCTCGCGCAGCGTCCGCACGCTCCAGCGTTGGGTGCTGGCCATCTGTGCGTAGTAGTCCCGCTGGAGCGGGTCTTTCAGCGGCATCAGGGCGATGAAGTGCGTCCAGCTCAATTCTCGTATCAGTGATACGAGAATTCGCTCGTCGGGGAAGGTGGCGGCGAACTGCACCATGCGGCGCAAGTTCTGCTCTGCAAAGCTGCTGCCGTACTCCTCCACCAACTGCGCAGCCAAGGTGGGCAGAACTTCCTTGCCGTAGGCGCCCCGGCGCCTGTCCAAGACCTGCGTGTGGATGCGTTGGCCGATGCGCCAGTAGAGCATCGTAAGCTCGCTATTCACCGTCGAGGCGGCGCGCAAGCGCGCCGCCTCGATCAGTGCCCGAATGTCGCCCAGCAGCGCCGCGGGCGCTGCGAGCGATGCTGCTGATGGCCGGCGCCCGTTCATGCCACCGCCTCCGCAAGCTGCCGCGCGCCCGTGATGGCTTGGCGGCGGCTGGCCACCAGCTCGGCCGCCTCGCGCACCGGCTTGTCCTCGGTGTGGACGTAGTGCATGAACATCGCCACGGTCTTGTGGCCCGTCAGCTTCATTCCCACTTTGGTCGGCACACCGGAATTGGCAATGTCGGTGGTCGAGCGATGACGGATGCCGTGCGTGCCTACGTGCGGCACGCTGGCGGCCTTGAGCGTCCGGCACCAGCCGCCATAGTGCTCGCCAAAGGTCAGGTGCTTGGCCGGGTCGTTCGGCGACGGCAGGACGTAAGGGCAGCCTTCCAGACGCGGCGCCGTCGAAAGCAGCCGATAGGCTTCCTCGCTCATGGGCTTGGAAATGCCGCCAACCTTGCTGTCGGGCCACACCACGCGCCGGTTCTCGAAGTCCAGCCAGCTCCATTCGAGCGGGCAGATTTCGGAGCGCCGCGCCGCAAACTCGAATTGCAGCCGGATCGCCAACGGGATGACGTAGTTCTCCAGCCCCTCCGCCTCCAGTTTCTCCAACTGGCGGAAGATCCGCACCATTTCCTCGTCCACGATGAGCCGGGTTTCCTTGCCCGGCGGGTACATCGGGACGTGGCGGCACGGATTCGTGCCGTCCGGGCGGAAGCCCCAGACTTCGGCCAAGTTGAACATCTTGCGCAGCACGCCGAAGGTCTTGTTGGCCTCGGTCGGCTTGTAGGCCAGCTTTTCCATGAGCCCCGCAATGTCGGGCCGCTTCACGTCATGCACCTTCTTGCGGCCCAGCAGCGGGATGATGTTGCGGTCGATGACGCCCTGGTAGCCGTCCTGCGTGCTGACCTTGTTGCGCTTCTTGGAGTAGTCCTCCATGAACTTTTTGCACAACTCGGCCATCGTGGGCGCCTTGCGCGCCTCGGCCTTGGCACCGCCGGGATCACCACCCCGGCGAACCTCGGCCAGCCAGTCCTGCGCTTTGACCCGCGCCTGTTCGACGGTTAGCTCCCCGTAGAGTCCCAGCGAGGGCTTGCGGGGCTGGCCAGAGTTCGTGCGGTACTGGAGCATGAACACCCGGCGTCCCGTCGAGGTAATCTTGCAAAGGAAGCCGGGCACGACGGTATCCCGTAGTTCGATGTCCTTCGCCTGGGGTTGCGCCGACTCTACGGCGGTCTTGGTGAGCTTGATCTTTGCCATGATGACTCCTTGGAACGACCCGGATTCCAGGAGCCAGATAGGAGCGGCGCGAGGGAGAACCGGGTCAAGTTTCAGAAAGCACCGGCATATGATGGAAGCGCGTAAGCTATTGATAAACCTGCTGTATCGGGCTACGTCGCAGTCCAGCGAACTACCGGGCTGGAGTCATCGTGAAACAAAAAACCCGACACGATGGCCGGGTTATGTGTGCCACTCCTCAACACGCGCAGGAATGACAGGATGGTGATAATTTCGCTCAATCGCTCACCGGTGTCAACAGCCAATTACGCGGCGTGACTCATGAGCAACCCTTCTGCTTCCAGAATGCGCTGAACCTCCCCTAGCGCTTCTGCCACCAGCTCGTTCAACCTCTCGTTGATATCTGCCCTTCAGCGCCGCCGGGTGGACTCAGGTGCGGCATCCAGATCCCATGTGTTCATGTCGTAGAAACTGTCGGGCAGGATGATCACATCTTCCTCCACGGCCTCGACGCGCTTCTTGCCAGCGACTCCAGCAGCAACCGCGGCCCTGATGAGGGCCTCTCGACGCCATGCCGGAGTATCCAGTGGAATGTCCACAGATACCGCCTTGGCACCCTTTCGCGATGCCCCTGGTAGCTTAGGAATGGCCCAGGCCGTGACTGCCTTGAACACGAACAGTGGCTTGGCGGGGCTCGGGATCAACGGCTTCACCGCAGCGATCGCCTTGACCTTCATTGCTTTGCTGGTGCCGTACTTCGCCACCAAGGCGTCCCAGTGACGCGGGATCAGCTGGTGGTGAATGCGCGCCGCCAACCAGTAGTCGACTTGGGTTCGGTCCAGATCTCCTGTGGTGGACGACAGCGAAGCGAGGCAGCCGCCCTCCTCCTCGTTCGGGTTGTAAAGCTTCTGCCAGGCCTGGCCCTTCGCCGCGCCTTTCTCACCTGCCGCCAGGGCGGCAACCACTGCTCCGGATACACTCGAGTAGATCATGCTGCTGCCCTCCTAAGGTCCTTAAGTTTTTGCCTGTACAGCGCCTTGATGGCCTGCAGATCTTCGGTGGTCAGGCGCTGGGGCTTATGAGGCCCTTCTAGCCAGTCGACCTGGTGGGCGCCGATACGCTTCACCAGGCGGATGCGGTACTCGATCGCGTTACCCGACAGGTTCCGGTTGCACTTGACGCACTGCCGGTGGACGTTAAGCGGCTCGAAGCGCAGCTCCGGGCAGGCTCCAACCGACCGGTAGTGGCCGGCGTCCCAGCGGCTCCCGGTGATGAGGTCGTGGTCGCTCGGCAACAAGTCGCAGCTGATGCATGGCAGACCGGCGTCGCGCTCGCGGATGTACGCGTTGAACACCTTCTGTGCTTCGGCTATATGCTCGCGCCGATCTTTGAGCTTCTCCCGTCTCTCCTTGAGGTCTTCCCGGGCCTGCCTGGTGATGGCCTTAGCCGCGATCTTCTGGAGCTTCGGGTCTTTGGCTATGGCTCGGGCGCAAGCGATGCTGCACACCTTCTGGGTGCTCATGGTTGGCCTGAAGGGCTTTCCGCAACCTGGCGCCTTGCACTTCTTCGGCTTGATTTCCTTGGCGAGCATCAGTACTCATCCCCCGCGAAGTAGCCGACCAGGAAGGTGGCAAAGGCCAGCAGGAAGACCACGGCGCCATGAGGCACTGAGGTCTGGGTGTAGGCAGTCAATGCGACCACCAGGACGAGCCCGGCAATGAGCTTGAATACCTTGGCAGTGCTCATGCCGCCTCCTCGCTGAGCAAATCGCTGAACACCACACCCTGCGGCGCGAACTCGGCCACGATACGATCGGTGTACTCGCAGCCCTGAGCCCGGTCGAAGAGACGGGTCACTGGGAAACCATCCGGCCCGAACATGGCGCAAGCGCCCATCCAGCGGAGCTTGATCTCGTACGGCAGGTGCAGCAGCGCCAGGTTGTAGCCTTCACGGAACTCGGCGCTGGCCGAGCGCATGATCGGCACACCGTGGTGAAGCTTGCAGTACCGGCGGACGTCCTCCACGTCGCCCATCTCGGTGGACTTCGCAATGCGGTCGTACATCGCGAACCACAGGGCGTTCTGGTCCAGCGTGCGATCCTTGCCCGGACGCATGCTGACCACGACGAACTTTTTGTCGCGGAACATACGGGTGAGCATGGTTACGGCCTCGGACAGTTTGGCCTGGCTGTTGACGCTGATCTTCTCGGTCATGCGGCCTCCGCAGGCTGCCCATTGCGAGCAGAAAGAATCCAGTCTCGCGAGATGAAGGCATCGACCACGAACCCACCGAGGTCAACTGCGAGTGGGTCACCTTCGCCCTTACCCCGGGCGACATAGAACATCCGGCCCTCGCGCCCCTGGACCGGGTCGAAGACGAAGTAGCCGCCGTCCGTAACCTCAATCAGTATCTGGTGATTTCCTGCCTGGATGTTCAGCGACGGCGCTGTGCACAGATACACGCCTTCGTCAGCCAACGGCGGGCAGTCCACGCTGTAGAACGCGGTGTAGCCAACGCCGAGGAACTCCAGCATGTTGCGAAGCGTGATGGCACCATCCCGGTAGGCCTGGTGGAACTCTTTGATCAAGTCGGCCGCCGGCCGCTCGACGATCATCGCCATGCAGGTAGATACGCAACTGACTGGGCAAGGCTGCATTTGCAAAGTGATCAGTGGTTTCATTGGGCGCTCCCGAGATAGTTGGCGATCGCAGTTCGTGTTTCACGCTTACGGAGATAGATTTCGACGCGGTGGCGCTGAGCCTCCTTGCGACGGGCTTGGTCCTTCCGGATATTGCTCGCCGAGAGAATTGCGCGGACCTGGTCCAGCCTTGCGCGAAGCTCAGGCGACACCTGCGGGCGCACCTCGCCGGTGAGCAAGCCAGCGATGGCCTGCCCTTCGCTGGTGATCGGTTCCAGGCGAAGGTCGGCCAGATACCGGGATCCGGTTTCGTGGCTGATCAACTGCGAACGGACCGCACCCTCGATCGCGGTGACCCGCCGTTGGGGGTCGCAGCCCAGAGACACCTCCCACTTCACCGGTTTGGCTTCGGATCGCGCGAAAGTGACCAAGCGCTCGTAAGAGCTAATGAACGCCATGCGTGCTCCAACCTTGTCGCCGGCCCGAAGGATGGGGTTCGAAGCGGACATGGCCTGGCGAATCTCCTGGGTCAGCACCACGGTTTCGAATTCATCGCTGGCGGAAAGCGCTATGGACCAGGCTTCGTCCTTCCCTGGGCGGCCGTCAGCAGCCTGGATGCGCTGCAGGATCGCCCCCATGGTCAGCCTGCTCGTCAGCTCCCGGCGGCAGGCCTTGAGCGCAGCGGCGACGACATCCGGAGGGAAGTCAGCGAGATCGTCGGCCATGACTTCGGCTGCCGTCGGCGTGACGGTTTGCCCCAAAGCCTCGGCGGTTGCGCAGATGGCCAGGGCCAGGCGGGCGATCTGGTCAGGTGCCATGCGGTTAGAGGAATTCATTCGACTGACCTCCGGCGCGATCCATGATTCGCTGCGCGGCCTCGAGGCCGGCGTTCAGGTTGGCTTGGGTCTGCTCCAGTTGACGGGCCGTCGTCGAATTCATCTGGCGGTTGGTCGCCCACTGGGTGTGGTAGGCCTCAGCCCTCGCAAGCAAGTCGCCAAGTCCATGGCAGCCGTTGATGAGCTTGGAGTCGTTGATGCCCACGAAGAACGCAGCGACGTGGTGCGCGACAGAGACGCCCAAGCGGTCGACGAGTTGACTCATCTGTCCTGCGACCCGAGCGTTCCATACTGGCCAGGCGTCATAGCGCTTGCGGTAGGCCATCGCGTAGTTGGCCCAGGACTTGTAGGTCTTGCAGGATGGATCTTTCGGGCCCGGCATGTCGGCTGGGATTTCACACCGTGGCGTCTCGACCGGAACGACCGCCAGCACGGCAGGTTGCTGCGGCGCAGCCGGAGCGTCCTGCAAACTGTGACTGGTACCCTGATTGGTACCATGATCACTGGTATCCTGATTTGTCGGAGATTTTTCCGACCTAGGATCGGAATTTTTTCCGACCTCGCTCGGAGATTTTTCCGACCCTGATCGGATTTTTTTCCGACCTACCACCTCGGATTTTTTTCCGACCCTCGCCTGCTTAGAGGTCGGAAATTTTTCCGACCCATCTTGCTTTCGGTTCCACTCCTTCCCTTTCGCGGTCAGCCTGATCAGCGTGACGCTGGAGGTGCTCGATAGTTCGATCAAGCCGACTTCGCTCAGCGCCTTCAAGAGGCGGTACGCAGTGTCAGGCTTGTCGGTCAGCAGCGGCAGTTCCTCGATGATCTTCGCTTTGCTGAGGGTGTAAAAAATCCCTGCGTCAGTCTTCATCGAGTTCGCCCAGCTGGGTACCTCGTAGACAAACGCGAAGAGCAACGCCTGCTGGGAGTTGAGCCCCCACTCGAGCGCCTTCGCCTGGTTGATCGTGACGGTGTATTGCATGTCAGCCCTTCTTCGCTGACGGCGCCAGCTGGAAGTAGGCCTGGCGGAAAGGATGTGCACGGGTATGCATGATTTCCCCCGTAACGCTGAGGTGGATAGCTGCCTGCTTTGGGCAGCAGTAGATGCCCGCTCTCCGGGCTTATCAGGGCCTGGTCAGGCCCTGCGCTGGAACGGCGTAACCGTCCCCCTCGCATTTCGAGGTTTCGTTCGGCTGGCCAGCTCTCGATCAATCAACTCGGCAGCAAGCGCTTCCGGGGTTACCCCCCTTCTCTTCGCTTCTCGC